TATGAGAAGCGTCGCGTCAAAAGAAAAGGTGTGCACGCAAAGACCAAGCAGTCTAAAAACAAGAACTCTAAAAATTACAAGAAGCGTTATGCCTCTCAGGGACGATGAGCGTTCTAGTAGATATAGAAGAGTACGATGAGCCAGGCATCAAGATTTGTCCCAACGGTACGCAAGGTGAAAGTCTTGAACTTGGTGGGTTGGTCATTGTTCTTCCCGTTAAGCCGCCCAAAAAACAAATTGCAGGACATGGAAGCGCAAAGCGCTTGCAGATGTGGCAGAGGAACGATATGCCTCAGGAACTGTCTAGGGTTCGCTCTATGGATGAGTGGCTCGAAATGCCAAGGGAGTTCAGACAAAAGTTTTCTCCGTATATCGAGGAGGAGTTTAGACGTAGGCGTGAAGGCTTTTGGTTCTATAACAACGGTGTCCCTACGTATATTACGGGTAGGCATTACATGATGCTGCAGTGGACTAGGATGGATATAGGCTATCCTAGCTTCCTTAATTTCCAAAGAGAAATCTTCTTACATTTAGCTGCGTGTGAGGCGGACCCTAGGTGCATAGGTCAGTTGTATACCAAGTGCAGGCGGAGCGGATACACTAACATCTGCTCTGCCGTGCTGCTTGATGAAGCCACGCAAGTCAAAGACAAGCTTCTTGGGATCCAATCAAAGACTGGTAAGGATGCCCAGGAGAATATCTTCATGAAGAAGGTTGTGCAGATGTTTAGGCATTACCCCTTCTTTTTTAAACCCATTCAGGATGGTACCACAAACCCACGCATGGAGCTGGCTTTTCGCGAGCCCTCTAAGAGAATCACGAAGAACAATAAGACTGCGCAGAAGGGCGAGGCTCTTAATACGGTAATCAACTGGAAGAACACTACCAACAATGCATACGATGGTGAGAAGCTTCACCTGTTGTATCTCGATGAGGCAGGCAAGTGGGAGAAGCCCACAGACATTCGTGATGCTTGGAGGATACAAAGGACCTGCCTTATCGTAGGTAGAAAAATTGTAGGCAAGGCCCTGGTAGGGAGCACCGTCAACCCTATGAACAAAGGGGGTAAGGAGTACAAAGATCTATGGGTAGATTCAGATCCTCTTGAAAGAAACGCAAACGGTCGCACTAGATCTGGACTGTACAGGTTATTTATTCCTGCATACGAATCGCTTGAGGGGTTCTTTGATCTTTATGGCAACCCAGTAATCTCTCAGCCAGAGTCAGCGATAGAAGGCGTGGACGGAGATATGATCTACCAAGGTGCAAAGGTCTATCTAAAAAACGAAAGGGATAGCCTTAAGCACGATGCGTCTGAGCTTAATGAGGTTGTTCGTCAGTTCCCGTTTAGTGAAGATGAGGCTTTCAGAGACAGCATTGATGGCAGCATTTTTAATGTGGGCAAGATCTATGAACAGATGGACCACAATGAGGAGCTCTATCCAGATCCCGTGGTAACAGGAAACTTTATCTGGAAGGACGGCGTCCAGGATACAGAAGTGGTTTTTTCTCCTGACCCTAGAGGTAAATTTAATGTTTCATGGTTGCCACCCAAAGAGTTGAGAAACAAAAAGTTACACGAAGGCGGAAAACTTATTGCACCCAATGCAGAGCTGGGGGTTGGCGGGGTTGACTCCTACGATCTTGACGCCACCGTCGATGGACGGGGATCGAAAGGAGCGCTTCATCTGTACAACAAGTTTCACATGGAGCATCCATCGAACATGTTTGTAGTAGAGTATGCGTCCCGTCCACCTTTAGCTAAAATCTTTTACGAAGATGTCTTGATGGCAGCAGTGTATTTTGGATACCCACTATTAATTGAAAACAATAAGTACGGTATTGCAAGATACTTTGAATCAAGGGGTTACGATGGCTACTTAATGCCTAGGCCAAAACACCTTTCAGCCCCCAATGCCAAGGTGAATGTCAAAACAAAAGGCATCCCCTCGAACTCACAGGAGGTTATTCAGGCTCACGCCCAGGCCATCGAGTCATACATACACAATTACGTTGGGTACAGTCTAGAAACGGGGGAGGCTGGCAACATGTATTTTAATGAAACCCTAGAAGACTGGATTGGTTTTAAGATTGACAACAGAACAAAGTTTGACTTGACGATTAGTTCTGGTCTTTGTTTGTTGGCTGCTCAAAAAGTCAATCAAAAAAAGAAGTCTGAACCTGATCCAGAGAGAAAATTCTTTAGGAGATACAAGCCTATTCAGTCAGAATACTGACTTTCTTATATTTGCATAAATGACTAAGCTTGGATAATGTATAGCAAAAATAAAAACAGCGCTAATTTTCCTGACCCACTTGTTAGTCAAGAAGTAAAAGTGTCTAAGGAATACGGGCTGAAGTATGCAAAGGCTGTTGAAAATCAATGGGGAGACTTTGCTAATACAGAATCGCTGTACAGAAAAAGAAACAAAGTTTTTGAAAAGAATAGGGAGTATGCAAACGGAACTCAAGACACTACTATTTATAAGCAGCTTCTCAATTCTCTCGACCCCAATAATGGAGACGGATCTCTGGTAAACCTAGACTATACTCCTGTCCCCATTCTTCCTAAGTTCGCCAAAGTTGTATCAAATAAGATCCTGTCTCGCAATCCATACCCAAATCTTGAAGCGATAGACCCTGTATCTTCTTCAGAGAAGAACAATGAAAAAAGCAGGATTAGAAATCAAGTCTTGCTTAAGGATAAGTTATTGGAACTCAAGGAGGTAACAGGGGGGCTTGTTCTTGACGAAGATCCAGAGAAGCTTCCAGACACTTTGGAAGAGGCGGAGATCCTGATTGAAACCAATGTCAAAACTGATGCAGAGGTAGCTGCCCAGGTTGCCACAAACCTGACTTTGAATTGGAATGATTTTAATGACAACACCTACAGAAGATCCGTTAACGATTTGACTGCTCTAGGTATGTCTGTTGTGAAGAGAAGCAACGACCCTAACTATGGGATTAAAGTTGATTACGTTGATCCCGTTGACTTCATCCACAGTTACACTGAAGACCCTGGGATGAATGACTTGATTTACGCAGGTCATATTAAAAGGATATCTATCGCTGAACTTAAGCGTCTTGCTGGCGATCAGTTCACAGAAGAGGACTACGAAAAGATTGCTAAGAAGTCCACGCGCTATTCAGCAGGCTCAAGCAACAAAGGCTACTTTGATTCTTACATGAATAAGATGAAGTATGAGTACGACGACTATATGGTCGAGGTACTTGATTTTGAGTTCATGTCTGTGGATTGCGTTTACTACGAAGAGAAACAAAATCGTCACGGCAACACAGGGTTCTTTCACCAGGGGTTCTCCTACAAGGAAAGAGCGGGCAGCGTCTACGAAAGGACTCCGCATAAGATGGAGATTGCCACTGTCTACGGAGGCAGCTACATCACAGGAACTGATATGCTGTTTGATTACGGCATGAAAACAAATGTGCCTCGAAATGTTCACGACATTTCAAAGTGCACTCTTTCA